ACCAGCGCCGCGTGCATCTTGCCTTTGACCTCGGCAATGGCGTCCTTGCGCTTGCCTTCATCGCCCAGTGCCGACGTTTCGCCGGCATCCTGCAATGCCTTGTCGCGGGCTTCGCGGAACGCATCGGACAGGCTGGACACGACTTCGATCCAGTCCTCCCCGACGTGCCCGGTACTGGGGTCAATCAGCGTGACCTTGATGCCTTCGTTGGCTTTCTCGCGGGTCTTGTAACGGTTAATCCGACTCATTATGCGGGCGTCCGGGTGATCTGAAGGTTGGTGCCGGTCGTGCTGTCGAGCAGCGCACTGAACGGCATGGCGAGGGTGATGGGCTTGTCGCTGGACACGTTCGGTGGCGCGCCCGTGTACTTCACGCGCGGAATCAGGATGTCATAGCTGTTCGTGCCGTCGGTCAGCGTGAACTCGATGCTCGATTCCGTCTCATTGACGAACTTGTTCAGCATCACCGTGTCCTGAAAGTACGCGGTCACGGTGCCGGTGACGGTGGACTTGCCGATGGCCGGCTCAAGCGTCTTGGCCGAACCGACCACGTAGATTTCGGAGAGGTTGTTCTTGAGCGTGCACTTGACCTCGGTCAGTACGGCAATGACCGAACCGCCTTCCGTGATCGTGCCGCTGAAGCCGTCGTAGGGGCTGAATACCGGTGCGGCGTCATACGTGGCGCCCGTGACGATGGTCGTGGCGCTGGTCTGATCCTGCCCGACCACGTTGAACACGATGGGCACAATGCCCTCGGCCTTCACGTCGATGTCGAAGCCGTCGAATTCCGTGCCGGTGTAGCGTAGGTATTGGCCGATGTCGGCAAAGTCGCGTTCGATCGTGAAGCTCTGCCGTGCGACACCTGCTTTCAGGACGCCAGTGGTCCAGGTGCCGCCCATCGCGGCCTCAAGGAAGTCATCGAACGCACCGCCTGAAAACTCGCAGTTGATCGCGCCGCCGACTTTCTTGGTGCCATGCCGCAGATCGGTGATCTAGCGGTCAGCGCGCAGTTCGGCACTGGTATAGGTTGATTTGGTCAGCGCCAGCGTGGTTCCGGTGTGGCGGATCGACTTGAACACAGGGGTGGTCGGCGTGGTGCCGTAAACCGTTTCGGCGACATACGCCATAGAGTGGCGTGAGCCGTTTGCAATCGTCATGGGATATCTCCGATGGGTGAATTAACGAGGAGTGTAAGCGCGCCACGAAATGGACATGGATACGCTGAGCCAGCCGCCGCCCTGCGACAATCTGGAACGGCTGCAACTCAAAATGAGAACTGATTGCGTGCCGTGTACTGCGGTGGAACCTGCTTTGAAAACGACGCGGAGCGTGTCGGCATAGCCGAGCAATGCGCCGGTTCCGGTGTTGGGTGGCACGTTCAAGTCGATTTGAAAAATGCCCGTGTGCAGGTCATCGCCCGCATCGCCGAGCGTATTGACGCTCACTGGCGCGGGAAGCTGCCACAGCTACGCCCACGGGGCATTGGACGGGGGCTGGAAGTCCACACCTTCCCATGCGGTCGGCAGGCTCAGCGCCGCGCCCTAATAGGCGGCAACGAGGGCGGCATTGATGTCTGTTAGCGACATATATCGTATAATCCTTGAGTGGCTAGCTCGACGGAGCGAAAAGGCGATTCATCCCGCCCTGCCACACCTCAACAGGATGCACTCTTTGATGGAGGGTCAAAATGAACGAAGTGTGGAAGCCAATCGCTGGCTACGAAGGCCTTTACGAGATATCAAGCATCGGTCGCGTTAAGTCGCTCGGTAGAACGATCACCGATCGCGGGCACAACTACAGAGTTGACAGGGTTCGCGTAATATCTGGCCGCATCCTGCGCCAAACTCGCCAATCGGTGGGATATCTATGTGTAAGACTATGCTCTAGCGATACCACGATCACAACCGTATTAGTTCACAGGCTGGTGGCTAAAGCGTTTTTAGTGTCATCCATAGAGCGCAATGAAGTTAACCACATCAACGGAGACAAAAAAGATAACCGCGTTTGCAACCTTGAATGGTGTACACACGCCGAGAATCAGCGACACGCATTTTCAACTGGGCTAGTTTCGCACCAGTGCGGAAGCCAGAAGGGAAGCGCGAAGCTCAACGAGGCCAAAGTGGCGGACATTAAACGGATGATTGCGGCTGGGATGACCAATGTCGATATAGCCAAGCTATACGGCGTATCGACGGCGCCCATATCCTACATAAGAACCGGAAAGGCTTGGACTCACGTTGCCTGAGTAAGTATGGCCTGAATTCTTGTCATATTTACTCTGACCATTCCTGCGGGGGCTTGTTTTGAGAAGCCCCCAATGGATTTCACCACCCATCCTTTACCTTTGACCCATGAGCCTTGCTTAACGGGGTCCGGGTATCCTCCATATTCCAAAACTTCCGCGTAAACAAGATTGTTGGAAAGAAAAGTCTTGCCGCCAGCTGGGCCGATGCCTGCCGCAATCTCAGCCAGCACGGTTGCGCCTGTGGGGTCGAGCCGATCCACTTCGTCAGTAATCGGTGCCGTCATGCTGATCTGCCAGTTTGCGCGGAACCGTCCTGTATCGACCGGCGACGACAGGACGATGGAGTTGAACAGGTTCTAGGTCACGGCGCGCACGGTGGCATCCGTCTTGCCCACGGCGCTCACCTTGAACTGTTCCAGCTCGGCGGCGAAGGTCATTACGGCACCTCGTTGTACTTGCCGATCACGGCTTCGGCCTTGGCACGTGCTTGTATTTGCGGTTGCCGGTGTAGTTCGGCGGCTGAGGCAGGTTCTGCACACGAGTCAGCGCCGCGTCAATTCCGGGCGTCCCCACATTCGCCGCAGCGATGGTTGCGGCAATGTCGCCTGCCGGGTACGAGTCTGGCGAGTACCATGCGCCCCAGAAGTCGGATACACCGTTCGAGAACTTCCCGGTCCAGTACGGAGCCGCCTGCTTGATGAGGTTGAAGACATCCTGCTCGGTCACTCCCGGAGCGACGACCGCAGCCGCTTGCGCGTCCGTCCACCCGCCCGTAATGCAACTAAGTCGAATCATTTCCAGCAGGCTTGCCGTTACGTCTACGCTGCCGTCTGTATCTAGCACCCGGACAATTTTGCCGTCCGTGCCCTTGTAAATCCACACGTAGAGCGACATGAGCGGTGCTTGCGGCATTGCCCCAACCAGCGCATAGAACTTGCCGCACTGCTGCGCAAAGGGCTTCCACTCGGGCATCGTCGGACAGATGGCGTCGAGTGCTTCCATAACGTAGTTGCCCATCCACACGGCAAGGCCGAGAGCACCCTTGGCGCTTCCTGCACCGGCATAGACCGTCGCTACATCCCACAATCCAAACTCATCTTTGGGGATCGCGTTGGCGAGTGCGAGGTTTTTGGCCATCTGCGACTTGAAGTAGTCGGCGTCGTTGGAGTACGCGCTGGCGAGGAAAAGACTGCGCAGGCACCACGCGGCTCGGCGCTGCGCCATCATCATCACACCGCTCTTCACTGTGTAGCCGGGATTGACTTCCAGCAACGGCCAGTTGGCCCACATCGAGAGATTGTCGCGGTTGAAGTCGGTAGGGCAGACCATTGCACTCAATGCACCGTAGCTCGCCAAGTGCGCCCCGTTGGGGCCGTTGGGGCACGCGCTGACCATCCATGCGCTTTTAGGCTTGATGAGCGTGTCGCCGTTGTAGCTGCCCTGGTATGCCGCGATAGTGTTTGGTCCGAGCTGAGCGCTGGGCATGCAGTGCGCGCCGGGATACTTCACCGTGTCCACGATGCCACCCGTTTCAGGGTTACGCCAGTAGATGTCCCACGCACCAGCCCAGTCGTCGGTCATTTGCAGCAGCCGCGCATTTACTGGCGTCGGATCAAGCAGCCACGCCATCATCGCCACCATGAGAAAGCCGATGTCTGGACGCTCGCCGTAATCTCCCATGTATGCCTTGGTCGCACTACCCCGCCCATTAAACGTCCAGTCACAGTGTGATTGGTCGTACGTGCCCTGCGGCGTGCTGTAGTCGTAGCTTGGCAGTCGGCTGCGGTCGATCATTGCCGCGTCAGGCTCAAGCTGTTTGCCATAGCGACACGGCGGATTATTGCAGCCACGAAAGAAGTCGTAATGCCCGTCTTTGTAGCTTGATGGCGCTACCGATGCCGGTTCGCCGTCATATGTCACCGTGAGCTTGCAGTTCAATTCGTCGGTGGCCGCAAGCATGCTGGTCACGCCAACGCACACACCGTCATCGCGGAACATCGCATGCAGTACGCGGTGCGGCGTGCCATCTTCCGCAAGCAGCGGCTTGTACTCGCCCTTGGCTGTCGGATCATTCCCGCGCGTGGCGGTAGCGGAGTACAGTCGCCCCGCGCCATCTTCAACCGATGCCACGATGGCGTGTGTCGCGTTGTCATTGACCGGGATAGGTGGCATTGACAGCACCGGTGCTGGCTGCGGGGCTGGCGTAGGTGCTGGCGCCGGTGGCGATGTCGGCGGGTCAACCGGCGCAACAGGATCGACAGGTGGCGGCACGTACATCGGCATGTCGAGCGTGAGCACTACCTCGCCGTCCGGGTCGCCCGACACAACAATGCTGCTCTCGTCCGAGTAGTAGCTACCGGCCTTAATGTCCTGCTTGACGATGATCTTCATGAGGCAGTGACCTGCGTCACGGTGGTGACAGAGCCTACACCATTGGTGTACTCACCCTGCCCTATCATAATGTCACCGCCGGAAACGTAGGTCGTGTCCGCCGAGGTCAGTTTGGACACTCCGTTAATCCACACTTCTACGCCCGAGGGTGACAACCTGAGTTCAAAGACGTTGGTGGCACCCTGAACGAACGAGTTTGAAGCGAGTTGACCGAGGAACGTGGTTACCCCCGTCGGTGAAAGCCTGTACAAATACCCAAACCCGGCCCGCAATGCTATCTGGTACCCGCTGCCAATCCCGGACTGCCACCAGCTGGTCGTGTCGCCGCCTGTCACGACGATGGGCCCAGTGCCGATGCTGAGTGTCGTGTAATCGGGTCCCGAAGGGTTTGGTGCGCGAGCGATCGTCGCAGACAAGCGGGTAAACGTTCCCGCGTGGCGCATGGCGACGTTATTAATCGCACTTGCTTTCGGCGTAAGCACTGCGCTGCCGGTGTTGAACGCATAGGTGCCGTCCGCCGTGCCTTTCAGCGTTACGGGCCAATTCGCCGCGCTGGCCGTCGGGTTGCTGAAGTCGTCGGTGAAGCCGCTAGCCGCCGCCGCAATCACCACGCTCTGCGCCGATCCGACTGCAACCTGCCCGCCCGAGGCCGTAAGGCGTGGTGTGAAGGTGTAGGGACTGCTCGCATCCGTGCCGGCCGGCGGCGTAACACTCCACGTCACGGTCTTGGCCGTGGTGTCAATCGTCGGCGTGCCCATCCATGCTGG